ATGGTTCGCCCCGGCTGTCACCGGGGGCGCATTCGCCGTCACTTCGCCACGCTCGAATTTCCGCCGCCTTGCCATCTCGCCCTCCTTACACTGCCTGTCGCCGCGCCGTGCCCTCGAGGGAGAGTCCCCCGAACTGCCCGGCCTTGGCGCTCTTCCACACCTCATCGCTGGCCACGTGGATGCCGACCACCCACGCCCCCTTGCGCACCGGCCGGCCGTACCAGTCCGGCACGTCCGCAGCCATCAGCACCGACTCGACGACCTGGGCGTCCACGTCGGGACGGTAGCCGTCGAGGCCAGGATGCTCGAGGTTGATCCCGCCGCGGGTGGCCATGTAGCCATGGGCCGCCTTCCGGCACGTCTCCTCGCTGATCACCTCGCCGTGCAGGTCCGTCATCCCCGGCTCGATCACGACGCCGTAGATCATGCGCTGCTCGTCCACGGCCTTGCAGACCGTCACGACGTGCACGCACTTCTCGACCTGGGCCGGCTCGACCGCGGCCTGGGCCGCCGCTTCCCGCTCCGCGGCCCGCTTCTGCCCCGTGGCCACGCCGCCCGCATGGGCCATAGCCAGAGCGTGGATCTTCGCCCACGTCCCGCCGTCCACGAGCGGCTTGATCTGCTCCAGCAGTTTCTCCAGGTACGCCTGCGACGCCTTCTGCACCGCCGCGTCGTCGTCCGCCAGGATCATCCGGTCACCCACCTTACAGGCTTTCATCGTCGTCCTCCATGTCCACGAGCGTGCAGATGCAGCGGCAGCCGGGATGCGCCGGCGCGGTCTCCACGCCCGTCGAGAACTCTTCTCCGATCTCGACCTCCTCTCCATCGGCCGGGCCGCAGATCTCGCATACCCTTTCGTCGAGTCCCGTGCGCCACCGCACGCGCTGATCTTTCGGCAGGATCCCCTCGTCCACGAGCTGCGTCCGCAGTTGGTGTCGCCCCTGGTTGAGCGCACTCATGGTCTCGGTCCGGGCGATCATCTCGGCGCGCAAGTCGCGCATGCGGTCAGCATAGGCCGCGACCTGCTTGACCCGAGCCGCATCCTTGACCCCCTCGGCCGCGAGCCGCTGATCGAGATTGAACGCGGCATTGGCCATGCGCTGGGTGAGCCCGACCGACTGCTTGATCGTCCGCGCCGCCTGGTACGGGTGCACACCTTCCTCGATGGCCCGCTTGACCAGGGCGGTCACGGCCTCCCGGGTCGCGTCGTTGATCTCGACGATGCGCGCTCCGGCTTGTTTCGTGAGCCACTGCTTCATCGCCGGCGCCGACGGGTTGAACACAAACAGCCCCCGCTTGCCCACCGCGAGCTTGCCGAGTTCCAGGTTGGCCGCCGCAGTCGCGGCCGCGGCCTCCGCCTCCAGCACGGGGGCGGTGCCGAGGGCCACCAGGTCGGGATGCGCCGCGGCCACGGCCCTTGCCGCATCGTGACTGCGCAACGCGGCCTCCAGCGCCGCGGCCGAGATCTTGGCTCCGCCCGCGGCGAACACCGCTCGCAGGCCCTCGGCAAAGGCCCGCTCCGTGCGTGCCGCCAGCGCCACCAACTCGCGGGTCCAGCCCGGATCGAGCCGGGCCGCCTTGTGCACGGGCTGTCGCAGACGTAGGGGGTGCAGGGCACTCACGGGGTTTCCGCCTCCGCCGCGTAGGCTACCACCCCGTCCGGTCCCACGTCAACCACGGCCACGTGCACCGGGTCCCCCACCGCGGGGAGCAGCGTGAGCGACTGCGCCGTCGCCGCGACCGCCGCGAGACGCGGCCGTTCCTGCCCCCCCTTCCGACCACCGGCCACGGTCACGCCCCAAGCCTCCGGCACGGAGAGCACGAGCATCAACCGGGGGCCATCGCGCAGTTCGAGGATCATGGCTGCCCCGGGATCAGACGGGCGCCCGGAACGCCGCACAGGACGGATAGCCCTTCGGCCGCGGCACCGGCTTGAGCGTCAGGCCGCATAGACATTCGAGGTCGTGGTGAAAGCACGCCACGCAGTTCGGGTGCGGCAAGGGCGGGAAGCCCCCGGCCATCGCCTCGCAGATCGCCGCCGTGCCCGGCCGCACCACCACGAGTTGCTGATGGCAGCAGAGCTTGTCCTTGAACGCGAATGGACACTGGGCACACGTGAGCGTCGGCATGGTGTCCCCCTAGCGTGTTGGCGGTTGGAGGATCGACACCTCCAACACCGCTAGGATACCACGTCAAAGATAATCGTTGCAAGGCTGCCGCCCGCGCCATGCCGCTACTCCACCGTGCCGGGATGCGGCAGGCCCAGGAGCACCGAACAGGTCGTGGTGAGGGCGGGTTTGGCCGCCGCCGCGTAACCGGCGAACTTGGCATAGGCCGGGGAAACCGGCCGCACGTTGGTCAGTTGCGCCGTCGCATCGACCCACAGCGGATCTCCCGCCACAAACACGTCTGCCGACTTTGCCAACGCCCCCGTCTGGAGGCCGTAGGCTTTGCAGTACGCCCCGTTGGCCCCGGCTGCAATGAGCGAGGGCGTGCACAGCAGGAACCCCGCCTCCGCGCTGGTCGTGGCGAGCAGCCCGAAGCGATCGACGAAGCCGAGCCGCACGGGACTCCCGGCCGGAATCGCAAGCGCGTTGCTCGCGTTGTAGAACCAGCCTCCCAGCGGCGGCACGGCCGAGGCCCCGCCCCACATCAGGGAGGCCGAGACATAGGCAATCCCGTTGAACAACAGGTTGCCGTCGAACTGGTCGTAACCGCCCGCACAAGACGAATGCACGCGGCTCGCCCCGACCATCTGGACCGTGTGCCCCGCCCCGTCGTCGAGCATCCGGGCCGCCGCCGCCTTGCCGTCCTTGATCACGCAGCCGTCCACGTCCACGCCGTGGTCCAGCGTGACCTCCGTGACATGATCGGTAGAGAAGGTGCCGCCCGCGCCGCCTGCCGCCGTGGCCGCCGCACCGCCCGCGGCGAGCCGCGCGTTGCTGTTGCGCGGATCGTCGTCGGTCACATACTCGTTGCCGAGGGCGGGCACGCCGCTCGTGCCGGCCAGCGCCGCCTTCTCGTCCGCGGTGGGTAGTGTGGCGTGGCCGTGTCCCGCCGCCGCAAAGGCCGCGGCATGCTGCCCGTCCACCTGGTCCGCGTTGGTCGCCGTCGCCGCGTTGCCGCTACAGGCACCCGCCGTGTCTGCGACGCCCGCGGTCAGCACCTTGCCTGATGCCGTTGGGTCGTAAGTGGCCTTGAGCATGTCGCCGATGCCGCCCGTACCGCCGGCCGGCTTGGCCTCGAACACCATCTTTCCCGACGCGTCCCGGTACACGCCGATCATGCCCTCGGCGCAGGCCGCGTCGTCGAAGAGCAGCTCGACCAGCGCGGTGATCAGCGCGGCGTAGAACGTGTCGTTGTCGCGCAACTGCTCCGGGGTCAGCGCGTTGATGGCGGCTTTGAGCGCCGCGGCCTTGGCCGGGATCCCGTCGTGGAGTTTCGTCCCCACGTCACGCCGCCTGGTTGCGTTCGGGCAGATCGGCCACCCGCCGCACGTAATCCTCGAGGTTGGTGTCCACGGTCAGGATGCCGGCCGCAGTGGCTTGCTGCAAGAACGTCCCGAGTTGGCCGAGGTCCGGCGTCTCCAGGTCCCCGTGTTCCATGATCGGGCGGTCCTCCGGCGCGATGCCGTTGAGGTCGCACAGGGTCGGGATCGCGCTGCGGTTGAGCGTGCCCGCAATGCCGTCGAGCCAGGCCCCGAGCGCGGTGGCGAAGATGTCGGTCTTGCTGCTGGCCAGGGCGAAACTGCCCACCTTCTCGTGCCCGAGCAGGATGAAGTCCGCGAGCGCGGCCATCGCGATCGCCCGGTCGTAACGCTGGATCACCGTGTTGGTCTGCACCGTGCGCGAGCCGCCCGAGGTCAGCAGTTCGAGCTTCCAGAGTTGGTTGCCTTTCTCGTCATAGCTCGCGGGCAGCACGACGCCACGCTGCTGGTCCGCCCGGATCCGCTTGACCATTTCCTTGGCCGCGTTGCCGAGGGCCACCTGGTCCGCCGGCGACTTCGGGTTGAGGCAGGCCGGCGGCACGTACATGACCGGCAGGCCGGCCAGGTCCCGCTCGATCCCGATCGCCTCGATCTCCTCCATGCGGCGCTTGAAGAACCAGGGCCGATACGCGGTCCGCAAGACACTCACGCCGAGCGGATTGCCCTTGCGCGTCGCGGTGCGGAAGAGCAGGCACTTCTCCAGCGGGAGCCGCACCTGGCGGTAGTTCGGCGGGGCCATCTGCTCAGCCGCGGTCACCAGGCCCGCCTCGGTGAACTCCCACTTCCAGATCGTGTCTTGCGCCCGGAAGCCGAACCGCTTCCAGCCGATCCTGCCATCCGGCCGCACCTGGAAGACCTGCTCGAACAGGGCGAAGCCGAAGGGCAGCATGGTCATGATCTCAGACACGAACTCACACCAGGGATCGGCGAGCTCAGCCATGCCCGCCTCGACCAGCTCGGCCTTCGGCACATCGGGCACCGCGAGCTGGAACAGGCTCACATGGAACCCGAAGTGGCGGTCCATCAGGTCCGGCGGCGGGAAGGCGTCCTCGATGGCCGCCACCAG